TGGAGCGATTTAGACTGTAGTTATTGGGTTATTGGATGTTTTACCTTTATTTTTATTTTTTTTTATTTTTTTTCCCTATATACCAATCGACCAATAACCATCTCAATTTGGCTCTATTTGTGGCCTTATCAGAATCGTACCTTTATTGCGCGGCGAGCCTTGTGGTATGGACGGTAGCGCCTTGACCAGGTTGCGGTCCATATCGCGGTAAGGTAGCGGTTAGGAGAGGCGCGGTTGCGGTGCCCAATGAATGTGAATGGTTCCCGGGCCTCCTAACACTTAAGAGGCTTTCGTCAAGGATTATAGTTAATCTGTATTAACGGATCTGCCTCCCTCCTACACGGGAGACAGACCCTAACTACAGACTAGCTACCGCTTATCTAACGTCGTAGATATCGGTACCGTCTGACGCTGCACGGAACTCCACAGAGTCATAGAAGCGAATCACGTTAGTGACGTGCTTCCTGTGTTCTGCGGTTCCTTCAGAGTCCTCTGTAACATCGAACCGCTTAGGCATGTACAAGAAACCATGATTCAGCGATCCATCAGAGTTCTGGACGCGCATCGCAACCTCAATGACGTCCTTTGCAGGTACCCACTCTTTACCGAGTGTCTTAGCAGCGATGATAATCGCCTTTAAGACAGCACGACGCTGAGGCTGGAGACCTGGCAGGTTCGCAGCATCTTCAAGACCCACGAGAGCCTTGAACTGCTTACCGTAAGAGGATGCCTTCTTCTGCACCTTAGCCAACTCTTTCTGAGCAGCTAAAGCCTGAGCCTTAGACATCGTTACAGCACCTGAGGTTACATTTGAATTTACAGTCTTTTTAGTCATGATAATACTCCTTGTTAAATTTTACTACATTACCATCTGGAAGCCAGATGGGTACTACCCGCTGTAGTGTAGGCTACAGCAGTTGTTCTCGGTGTATGTGACCACCGACTTCTCTAAAGAGTTCTTCTTCAATGCTATCAGCATCATACGTGCCACAATTGAAGCACGCATACGCTCGTTGCATTTCACGATGATGATTTGGTACATACTTAATCACCACTGTGAGCTCTTTAGCACACTCTAAGCATTTCTTCTTTCTACTCATGATAATACTCCTTCTTTAAATTACCTCTTACTTATGTAAGAGGGTACTGCACCGTAACTAAGTAGTTACGGTATCCTACTCCACCGTGAGGACTTAAGTGTCCTCTTACGGTAGTCCTTTATCACCCGACCATCATGGTCAGTGGTGTATAAAGGAGTTACAACGACCGATGATGCAGGTCGCTTGAACCAGTTAATAATGATACATAGTAGCTGTTTCATATTACTACTCCTTCTATTAAGATGTGTGGATCCGCCACACGCGGTACTAAAATCGCTTATTCATAAAATAGGGCCCTGGGGGGCCTTTGAAGACGTTTGACAGAACTTTTTACGACCTGGACATTGGGGCGGGGTGAATTATCCTATATCTAACTTAGAAAAAAAATAAACATTTAATGTTAACAATTTGATTTTTATAGTGTATAATTACTCAATGAGTACTAAATTACCAAAAGTGCAGACCTCAGGCACAAGGAGAATAAAGCATGTTCAAGAAGTACTTGAAAAATTGGAGTGCGATCCTTTCGAAGGCTTGGCGGAAATTTGTACAAAGAGGGGAACAGATGGCGACTACTTCTATGGAGTCGAGGTACGAGTCCCGTGTCTTAAGGAACTCGCGCAGTATGTCGCTCCCAAACTCAGAAGTATGGAGTATAGTGTTGGAGAAGATGGAACTCCGTTAGGGTTTCAAATAATTAATTTTGGAGGAATGAGTAATGGCCTCAAGAATATTGGGACAGATCAAAAAGTTGGACTTAGCAGTGGACACGGACCTGTTCTCGACGGCGTTCGAGTACGACGGGAAAGTAAATCATCGGGACGGAAGACCGCTAAAGATAACGATTCAAGTAGCAGTGGAAACGGGCGGTGCAAATCTAAGGGCAATTGTGGTAAACAACAGTCTAAGTCAGACGATGATTCTGGGGACGATGACGACAGCTAATACAATGTACCAGTTCGAAATGCTGTATGGCCCGGGTGACGCGGTTGACATTCAGTATAACGGTATCACGGGTCCAATGTTTATTAAGATGCTAGTGGTAGAATCTGATAACACAGCTCTGTAATTTATGCCGAAATGTAAAGTCCCAGTCGATTGGACTCCTCGCGAGTACCAACTACCATTATTCCAGTACCTAGAATCCGGGGGAAAGAGAGCGATCTGCGTATGGCATCGTCGCGCTGGGAAAGATCTAACGGGTATTAATTGGATATCAGTTTGTAGTATAATGAGACCAGGTTTGTATTGGCATTTGTTTCCTACATACAATCAGGGAAGAAAGATTGCGTGGGAGGGAATGACGAAGTCAGGTCGCAAATTTATTTCGCACTTCGCAAAGGAAAATACTGTTGCCGTCAACAACACAGAAATGCGCATCACGTTCAAAACAGGATCGATCTACCAAGTGGTCGGGTCTGATAATCCGGATCGTTTGGTTGGTGCTAATCCTATTGGCATTATACTCTCTGAGTACGCCCTCCAAGATCCAAGGGCATGGGACTATATTCGGCCTATCCTCCTAGAAAACGAGGGGTGGGCCGTTTTTATTTATACTCCACGTGGGAGGAACCATGGCTATACGTTATTAAACCACGCAAAGAAAAATCCAAAATGGTTCACACAAGTTCTATCAGTTAATGATACAATGGCAGTGCCTATCGAGGCTATTGACGAGGAACGAGAAGCGGGAATGCCTGAAGAACTTATTCAACAGGAATTCTTTTGTTCGTTCGACGCAGCCTTAGTAGGAGCATATTATGGGAATCATATGAAAGCTGCGCTTGATACCGGGCGTATTGGCCAATTTCCGTATGACAGCCAATTGATGGTCAATACAGCTTGGGATTTAGGAATAGGCGATCAGACGGTTATTTTATTTTACCAAGTACTTGGTCAGCAAATACGTATAATAGATTGTTACTCTAATTCAGGGGAGGGTTTACAACACTATGTTAACATCTTGGAAAAGGGGCATCGATCACAATACGCATACGGGAATCATTACGCGCCACACGACATCATGGCCAAGGACCTCTCAACGGGTCGAACGCGCCTCGAGACTGCACAAGCATTGGGATTACGCTACAGGGTGGTCCCGAAAACGTCGATCGAAGACGGGATCGAATCAGTAAGATCCATTATGTCGAGGATATATTGGAATGAAGACAAAAATACGGAGCATCTTATTGAAGCGGCTAGACAATATAGAAAGGAATGGGATGATAAGAAACGTTGCTTCCACGACCGTCCTTATCATGACTGGACTTCTGATTTTATGGACGCTTTACGCTATCTTGCTCTCTCTATTAGAAGGGAAACAATGAAGAGAGAGCCATTACCAACACATGCTGAGCATGAATATAATATAATAGGAATCTAATTATGGGCGGAGCACCAAGAATACCAACACCTCCTCCATTGCCGCCGCCACCTCCGGCGCCGTCAGCGGACAAAGAGGATCCTGCAATTGCAGCGTCGCGAGAAAAATACAAAATGACAATGGCCCAACGGACCACGCGCCAAGGTACTGTCATGACTAAACAAACTAGATCTGGAGAATTGATGGGAGAAGAAGCAAACATAGCACGAACTAAATTAGGAGGAGGTTATGCTTAGTACAAGTGATCGAGATAAAATAGATATTTATACAGGTCGCTTCGAACAGTTAAGAACATTAAGATCTAATTGGGAAGGAGTCTGGAGAGATATTACTAATTATATTCTTCCTAACAGAGGTGATTTTACTGTTACTCGTGCGAAAGGATCCCCACGACATGATCTTGTGTACGATGGTACAGGACCATGGGCCAATGAACAATTAGCAGCAGGTCTTGCGGGATTTCTTACTTCACCAACACAACGTTGGTTTAAATTAAAAATGTCTGATGCTGAATTAGATCAGCAAAAATCTTCTAGAGAATATTTAGAAAAAGTAGAAAATATTTTATATGATCATGTTTTCAATTCGCCCCATACCAACTTTACCCCGCAAACACACGAATTATATTTAGACATAGGAGCATTTGGAACTTCAGTCATGATGATTGAAGATCTTCCGACTGGAATTAATTTTCAAACATTTCACTTAGGTAACTGTTATATTGCAGAAGGAATGGACGGTAAAGTAAACACTGTATATAGAACCTATTTAATGACTGCTCGGCAGATCATGGAGAAATATCAAGATGTCTTCTCTAAAGAACAAGTCGAAGTCTTCAAAAAGAAACCTTATGAAGAACACGAATGTCTCCACGTCGTCGAACCTAACGACCAGTTCTTACCTGATTCTGTTAAAAGCACTAACAAGGAATATGTCTCTGTCTTCATCTTCTTGGGAAACGAGAAAGCAATCCTTGAAGAATCTGGTTACGATGTTTTTCCGTACGTAGTTCCTCGATGGCAGAAAACAGCAGAAGAAACTTATGGACGTGGACCGGGGTCCACTGCGCTGCCTGATATTAAGATGGTCAACGAAATGATGAAGACCA